TCAACAGCTAAAGCTACTTGCGCTTCAATTCTAGCAGTAATGTTGTTTGCTACAAAGTTTGTTCCTTCTGTTTCTGAAAACTCTAAAGACAATCCTTCTGTAACAACTTTGTTTACTCTTGACCAGTCAGCAACATAGTACTTATTAGCAGGTAACCAAGAAGAAGCTTTCAACACTTGAACACCAGCAACTCTCAAAACTCCACCTTCGTAAGTAACGGCAGAAGCTAAATCCATTTGTGCTGTTTTCAATATAGAAAGGTAGTCGGTTGGTTTAACAACGATTAGGTTTGTACCATCGTAGTCAGCATCTTGCAATTTACCAATTTCGTTGATAAGCATTTCAGCTTTAGTTTTACCTGTAATGATTTCAGTTGATGCAGTTGCGGCAGCAGCTAATACAGTTTGGAACGCAGCGTTTTCAGCTTTGTAGTAATCTCTACGCAATAATGCAGGAATAGTGTTAACGATATACGTTAAGTTATTACGCATTTTTTTACTGTAACGAGTGAAACCTGCAATAAAGTCGGTTGCTACATCGAAAGCTGTAAAGTCGTAATCTCTTTGAGTTTTAGAAGCACCTTCACTTGGAGTTGAAATAGATCCTTCACCTGCACCTGTTTCACGAGTGTAAGTATAGTTTCCTGTGTCAGCTACAACAGTACCCGCTAAATCTTCGATGTTTACCATTTGTGATGGCAATACAACTACATCAAAACTAATGTTTCTTGGTTTAGTTCCAGTCAAGTTAGAAGTTGTCATATTGGCAACTGTTTTAGTTTGGAACGCTCTACCGCTTTTTACTTCTTTAATAGCTTCAATATTGTCGCTAATAGATTTTGCTAAAAAGTCAACGTTTTCAGTTGATGCTGCTTTCTCTTGCAATTTAACGTCCAATTTGTCAGCGTGATCTTGTACCGCTTTAATGTCGGCAGCAAATTTAGCTTCCAATTCATCTTTAGCTGCTTTCAATTCGTTTTCAAATTGTACTTTGTTTGAAGCTGTCATTTTAACTTCTAACGCTTCGATAGCGTTTTTTACTTCTGTTACAGTCTTTGTTTCAAGTCCTGTTTTGATTGCAGACAATTCTGCTTTTAATTCTAATTCGTTCATTTTATTTTAAATTTAACGAGTTTGTAAATGATTTTAACGTGTCTAATAATAGCGGCTCATTGTTTGGAGTGTTATCTTCTAACGGCTCGTCTGTAAGTGCTTTTAATAATGTTTCGATTTGTTTTAGTCTGCTATCGGAATAATCCAAATCGTATGCTTTTTGTATTAACTCCATTAAACCGTAATGCGATTTAATAGCTTTTATATTTTGTACTGTGCTTAATTCGTTAGCTGCCCAACTAGATAGGAATGAATATTCACCAAGTTTATACTCGGTTATAATACTTTTGTTTTTAGCATCTCTACTAATTACTTTATAACCAATAGACAATTCAGCATTTAGATTGCTATCGTACATAAGTTTAACATCCGTAAACATATCACGACCTAGATCCTTTTTCATATTGAACTGGGTAGTTGTAAGAAGTCCGTAAGTATCTTTAGTGTCAATCACCAAAGGAACTCCAACCATCATAGTAGGGTTGTGGTCTTTCAATACTCGAATACGTTTAAAGTTTTCTGTAACGGTTTTATTAAATGAACCAAATGCGGAAATATCCCCATCGGAATCCTTTACATTGTAAACGTTAGCATAAGCAGTAACAACGCCCTTGTTTTCGTCTAATTCCTTTAAATCATAAGCTAATTGCTTAAACTCTATTCTATCCATAAGTAGTGTATATCACTACAAAGATATACAAATTATTTAGAATCAATCTAAATAAGAATATTTTTTTATTAAAATGTGAAAAAAGATTGTTTTAAGTCGAAGTAGAAACGCATTGCCAACGCATCCGAGTAATCGGGAGAGTGTCCTATTAACTCCTTAACCTTTTCTTTTGGTAGTATTCGTAACTTACCATCCTGGTCAATCTTATCCCTTTTAACTTGTTCTAACTCCTTTGTGATTACATCCTGCGTATCGGCATTAGAACATTCGATAAACAGCTTATTGCTTTGTATTAGTTCGGCAAGTTTATAATAACATTGGGTTTTTAAGTTTTGGTATTCCACATTGTTACTTTCTTCCTTCATTGCTTTAGAGTTGTTTACAAACCCTTTACAACGGACAATATCAACTACACCACCTCCAACACCATCTTCATCCGCTACAACGTTAGACAATGGAACTCGGTGTTTATTCATTAATTGCTTTATCGCTTCGGCTGTTTCTGTAATACTAGATTTGTCAAGGGTAAATATTTCTATTACTCTAAAGCCTGACCAAACAAGTATAACCATCTTATCGCTTCCGTATCGTGCAATATCCGCACTAATAAACATATCACCACTATCAACAAAGTCGTTAGTAAATATGTTTTGTATTTTATCAAAATCAATTAACCTTGCAGGATCATTGTCGAACTCCCAATTCCCATAAAATAACCTTTGCTTACTATTCTCATCCAATGCCAAAAGGGAATCTAAATAGGAAGGGGGTAAGTTGGGGTTGTCAGTAGGCAGTGATTGGATAAACTTTCTCGTTTCCGACATTGTACCTGATGCAGTAGGAATGTAAAACTTTGAGTAAGTCCAATTCTTTGCAGGATTGCACGTTCCTAATATCTTCGGGATTATATTGTATTCATTTAACTTATATCTTATCCTAGAAGTAACAATTTGCCAAGCCTTATAACTTATTTGGTTGCACTCATCTATAAAGGCTCCTGTAATCTCTAACGAACCTAAACTATCAAAGTTTGGATCCGCAGGGTAACTATATAAATCCTTTAATAGTATTTCGCTTCCGTTAGTCCAAGTGATAACACCTGTTTGACTATTGAAGTTATAGCAATTAGATAGCTTTAAATTGGATGTAAGTTCAAAGAAAGTGTTTAGAGTAGTTTCCTTTAAGGTTTTTAGCTTTGACCTACCCATTAACCAACGAGTACCGGGATAAGATTGGCATTGTTCAATAAGCCATAAGACACCGAGAGCAGATTTACCACCTCCTGCATTATTACCCCCTCACAATTAAGCAAGGGGGTTAAAGAGCAGCACCACCATAGAGTATCTCTTTAGTGGTGCTGTCTTTTAAATAATAAACTGCGTTTTCTTGTTTTATTAATAATTTCATATTAAATATGTTTCCAAGATTTTCTAATTACAATATCTTTTATACAATTTTCGCTAACTGAATATTCTATTGATAGCATTTTTCTAGTATATTTTCTAGGGATGAACTTTTGTCTTATCTCTTTTACTTTTTGTTCATTTAATAAAGACATTCCATTTAAAGATCCTTTTTTAGTATTTATATTTATACTTTGTTTACTTGTATTAAAATAAAATAAACCATTATCAATAGCGTGTTTTGTATTTTCTTTAGCTGTAACCCATTCCAAATTATCAACTCTATTATCGTTCTTAATGCCATTAATATGGTTTACCTGTGGTTTGTTTTCTATATTAGGAATAAAAGTTTGAGCGATTAATCTATGTACTTTTTTAGTGCAAAGTTTATTCTCAATACTCAAAACAACTCTTAAATAGCCTTTTTTATCTTTACCAGGTTTTAATATTCTACCATCTAACCCGTAAATATTTCCTAAAACATCTACTTTATAATTTGTATTTGATATATTTTTCATTGTTAATTTGGTTTTATTCCACCTCCTAAAGAAATGACATTTGTGGTAAGTTCCCCCGAAATTTCTTGTTGTATTCTGTCGCTATATTCTTTAGGTTTTAATTTTGATAACTCCCACTTTTTAGCATCTATTTTTAATCTTTGAAGTTGTACCCATCCTGGATCTATTTTGCCTGTTACAGCATCTCTTTGAGGTTCTTCCATATAATCTTGCTCAATACTTTCAAATTTCAACTCAATTCTATTATCTTTTGCACGTGCGTAACGTTTCCCTTTTTCTTCATCTTCTATTATCCAATCGTTAAAAGTGTGGGATGAAAAGTTACCGTTGTTCTTTAATGCAGTACGCAAAGAAGCACCATTCTCAATTTCTGAAATGATACTATCAAATATTTTGGTTTTTTGTTCTTTACTATATGCCATACTCTTTATATTTCAAAAACCTACCACCGCAGTAGTAGGTTAACCAGTCTATTTAAATTGCGACCGTTTTAGTTCTTATTCATTAAATTTCTTATAGCTATATTCTTTTTAACCTCATTGTATAACTCTCCATTGTATTCTAATATAAAATCAGTTCCATTGAGTACAATACACATATTCTCACTATCTACTATATAACAACCGTTTACATCAGCTATAACAAAGTCAAAGTTTCTGTATTCCTGTTCCTCATCCGTTTGTATTAATACTCTTGGTTGCTTCATAGAAACAAATTTACAAAAAAAGTAGTTAATATCACTACTATTTAAAAATAATTTTTTATATTAGCGTTTTCATAGTTTAATTATTTGGTTAATAGTCATCGAACCCTTGCAGAAATGTGAGGGTTCTTTGATTAAAGTTCAGGCGATTTATCCATTATCTCCTTCCGATTAATCTCATTCTGTTTAGTCAAATAGATTAAAGTGGTTTCCTTTTTGCTATGTCCGAATGTGCCTTGTATTGCATCGATACTTATTCCAGCTTCGGCTTTCTTATTTGCTCCGTATTTCTTCATAGAGTACATTGTAACATTTATCTTTAATCCTATCTTAACAATCTTTTCCCAACGTTTTGTAGCAGTATCTCTTTTTAGTTGAGTAGGAGCAGGGATGAAGTCAACGTGCTTTCCGATGTTACCCTTACCAACTTCCCGAAATGAACCGAATAAATAATAATCTTTAGGCAAGTTTTCAAATTGCAAACTTATAAGGAACTCTTTTAGCTGGGTTGTAATTGGGAGCGTTCTGTATTTCTTTCTGCCTTTAGTAATGTTCGGCGGTAGTATTATTAAATCCCTTTCCATATCAATCATAGAAAGCTTTATACTTAAAATCTCTGTTGGTCTTATTCCTAGATTGTAAATGATTAAGATATAAATATAAAAGTTATAGTGATTGTGCAACAACTCCTTCTTAATAAGTTTCATTTGTTCATCGGTTGCAGGAATATGGGCGATACTTTCTTCAACTCGAAGGTTCTTAATATTATGTGCTGGATTAGCTTCGATTATATCGTATTGGATAAGTTCAGACAGTACGGCTTTTAATTGGTTTAAATGCTTGTTGTAAGCGTTGTTAGTCCACTTGCGTTGTTCCTGTGCCTTTTCCATTATAGTTTTAATATG